GCCTCTACCGTCGATATTAATTTTGTAGATTCGATATCCCCCCTTACCAATCCGGCCTTTCAGAATTTTCCCGGCCAACAGGTTGGATTTATTTTTCAACAGCCGAAGGTCACCACATTCAGACACCTCGTAATCCGGAATAATTGATCCCCGCCACTCCATTCCTTATGTCCTGTTCCTATGAGCTACGAGCAATGCCCATAGAGCCATGTAGGCCGCGCCATCGATGCAATCGTCCTCGTTGAACTCACCAACCTCGTCCCTGGCGACTTTCAGAAGTGCCATGCATAAAGCCACCTTGTCAGCGGTTATTGGTCCGTTTTTAAGGACGGGCGTCCACAGTTCCGCCACACGCTCATGCAAATCCACAAAATTACCATGAGACTTTGCTCTGGGTCCGTTGAGGAGATTTCCTATTGTCTTCAGTAAAGAATCTATTGTCATAAGTCGTAATACTGATTTGTCATAGGCGCCATAACATGGAGTTCTTTCTTTGCCCGTGTGACCGCGACATAAAACACCCTATGCTCCACACTCCCTCCTCTCTTCAACTTTCCAGCCGCCGCATAAGAGAGATCAGGAACAACTAGTATATTGTCACACTCGCCGCCCTTCATGCCGTGGATCGTACTGAGATTTATACGGGGATGCTTTACATTTTCACCGCGCTTGAGAGCGTTAAGAACATATGTCTTGGTTTCAAGATCAATCTTATCCAAAGCCTCATGCCACCTCAATTCTTTATCCCGTAGCAACCCCAGCGTACCCATGGCTTCATCCATCGTGATCAAATCATCCTCAGTCAACGCTTGAAGGTTCTTGGACCGTGGTCCATAGCCCTTCTCGTAAGCGTTGTTCATATAGGAATAGACATTCCGGATTTGCGACCCAGAGAGGGATTCCCCCCTCGTCCACGACTCCCAATCCATCATCGCATCGTAGGTCTTGGGCGCAATGCTGGGATGACCTTTTCGACTATATACAAAACCTTCATCCCGCAGCATCTTGGCATATGACGATACCAGCCGATTGGTTCGAGCCATGATCGTCCAGTTTCCAGAGTGTAGAGGAACATCGAATATATTTTGATGCCACTGGATACGGCCTTCTTGGTCTGTGGGATGCCAGACTTTTGGTTCCCGGCCCTCGATCCTACGGACTATGGTCTGCGCTTCCTTCCATATCAAACGAGGTACTCTGTAGGATTGGTGCAGAACTATCTTATTAGGCGATGCGTTCTGGAACGCTTGCACATCCGCACCCTGAAAATCCATGATGGCTTGATCGTCATCCCCAACAAAAACCACGATTCTTGGTTGTTTCTGCAAGATATTAACCATCTCCCATTGCAGGGTGGAGAGATCCTGGGCCTCGTCAACGAACAGAGCATCAATGTCCAAGGGCATTGCGCGTTCCACAAACTGCTCAATCATGTCCGTAAAGTCTATCTTGTGTCTGACGCGCTTGAAATCCTCATAGGCGTTTACGAGACGCTTGAGTACAGACCACGACATATCAGGGTGAGCGTGTTTTGCAAAAGTTTCCTCAAGCGATAGCCTCTTATTGCGCGCCAGATAATAAACGCCGAGAAGTTGATCCCCTTCCGCCAAACCTACTTGATCAAAATCGCTCTCTGCCCTGTTGCTCTTGCTCTTCCCAAATATAAGACCAATTTGGTCCCCTATCTCTTTTAGATCACTTGATCGAATAACATCCTTGGTCGTAAACCCTCCTTCCCGAAACGCTATGGAATGAAGCGTTTGGAAATTAGGAAGCATGTCTTCCTCTATCCCCCAGTCCCTGCACACACGTTGCCGGCTTTCCGCTGCGGCTTTCCGGGTAAACGACACGCAAGCAATGCGCTCTGGAGGAATTCCGTCCTCGATACAGTTTCGTACCAGGTTGGAGACGGTTTGCGTTTTACCGCAGCCGGGTGGTCCCATGTATGTTGTGGTTTCAGTCAGAACGGAACATCCTCTTTGACCGATACCATAAAAAGACGGCAACTATTGCGGAAATGTATATTTTGGCGACTACTTGCCCAGCAAGAAAATCAAGCGAGCCAAACGCCAGCCACAGAAACAAAACGCTGTCGGCAACCGCCCCAACGATACCGCTCATCATTACAGCAGCGGCAATGTTTCTTTTGCGCAGAGGAGCGTAGACAGCCATATCCGCAGCTTCTGCAAACAGCCAAGCGGTGGCGGAAGCAATGACAAGAGCCGCAGGAGCAAGCACACCAGATATAATGGCGCCGACTACAATTGCACCCGCTGCCCATTTGGCTCCTAGATGCTCATGAACAGCGTCACGCATAACTAATGCCAACCCAATCATTAAAACACCGCTGGGTGCCATTAAACCTGGAGCCACGGGAACCAAGCAGGGACCGTTGGGAACGCACACGGTTCCAATATTGCTGATTAACCAGTTTGCTGCGGGAATCGTTAGAATAAACACCGCGAGATAACCGTATTTTATCATTTGAACAACTCCGCTGTATGTGATCTAAGGTGCCAAGTTATGGGACATTGCACGGCGTCGATGCGACGTGCCATGCGTTCTGGGCAGATGTTCGTATCTTTATAATTCCGCGCAACATTAACACTGTCTGCTGACGCAAAAGGCCATCGATCACCGCTCAAGGCCAACCCCCGAAGCATATGTACCCATGGCAGAGATCCACGCTTGTGTAACCAATTAAACGCCTCATCCATACGGCGTTCCCATCGATCACTGCCGATCTGCCAAAATTGTCTCGAGCTGCCAAAACAGATTTTTGCTGCGCCAAAATCAAGCAAGGTTCCAAGATGTTCCAATGGTTCATGCAGATGCCATACAACGGCAGCGCAATCAAATTCGTGCGGCCACTGTTTTATGAGAGCAGTGTTTCCATCAGCCGTGCCATCAATCACATCAGGAATAACAGCCCAATGCGGATGGCCCAAACGAGATTCTAGCCAGTTGTAATATTCTGACCAATCAGGCTTCACACCTTGGGTGTGGTAAGTGAACGCGCCATTGTCCCACATAATTGATTGTGCGCTGGATAAACAGAAACCAGAATCTCGGTAATCTGCATAACTCACACAAAAATGCTTGCCCGCCAATTTCAGCAACTCGCTACGGGGCGTGAGTGGTGTGCCGTGATAATGTATCAAAACGGAACATCCTCTGGCTCGAAAGTAACGTCAGGAAGTTCCACATCCCCACGCTTCATCTCTGGAACAAACCACACTCGGATAGCTATTTGTTTACCCTGATCATCCATGAACGAATACCTCTTGTCGGATATCTTGCCACTGTTCAGTTCCTTGAGCCGCTCCGTTATCTGTCCGCGTGTATAGACCAAAAAATTACTGCGTTTCAAAAACTCCTGTAGGGCGCCGAGTTTGAAATACGTAATGCCATCCTCTGTCCAAGGCTTCCCCGTGATCAACTCCTCTGGACTATGAGCTTGAAACCTTCCCGCGCAGAATTGTTCAAGTAGTTCCAGGAACTGTCCCTTCTGTGTTAACTCCTCTGGAACCGAAATGCGTGTCGCGCTGTCAAGCATTACATCTATCAGATCACGCCAATCGCCCTCCTTCATCTTTGCCGGCATCTTGTATATCTGTTCCATGCAAGCACGTTGAAACTCTACTTGCATCTGTAGCTGCTTGGTCGATAACTCCAAGCGCATACCATTAACATCCAGAAACCACACGGGCGGCTCCGATTCCACAACGGTCAATCCGCTCAACGTGGGCGCTGTCTCGCCATTGCCGATACCGTATTTTCTTGTTTTGCACAGCACTTTGTTACAGTGGGAATGTAAAGGTTCCTGTTTGCACGTGTAGTAATAATCCTTCCTATCCAACTGCTCTTGAATCTTGACGATCTCTTTAGCGGGTAGAGACGGAATGCAGTATTCTTGGTTATGCTTTTCCAAGAGTTCCCTCCAACTCTCCGGATCGACCATCTTGTAATAGATGCCTACGTTCAAAAGCGTGTTGTTTCTCCCGCCTTCTGGGATACCCAATTCTGTTATTTGTTGTAGACAAGGTGGGCCTTGTGGCAGGACTGTTCCGTCACCACCAATAGAAATCGCAGCAAGATCCTTCAGGGATATCTTTGCGTCTTCCGCCTTATCTAAGAATGCATCAAGGCTCAGACTGCCGTTGTTTTCAGTCAGTGCATAACGTGTCGGGTATTCGCCGAAGTACGGTAGGTTAATAAAGCTACCGACATCCCCCCGATCTGCGAGGAGTACTTCTTGCTTGGGGAATATCTCGCATGTACCCCAGCCAAGCGCTGCCGCAAATTCCGCCAGTTTATCGCGCATCTCCGATGCCGCGATTTTCTCGGACATGAACAGGAATAAA